CGATGCCATCTGTTATATATTCATTCGGATTGTACGATAATAGTTTAACTCTGATCGGTATTTGTTGTTATGGGCCTCCTGCAAATAATCACAATAATGAACTTGGAGATTTTAAACAAATTGAATTAGTTAGATTAGTTGTAAATGATAATTTAGAAAAAAATACCCTTAGCTGGTTTGTGTCAAAAACATTCAAAAAGTTGCCTACACCTTTAAGTTTAATAAGTTATGCTGACTCAGGACATAATCATCACGGATATATTTATCAAGCTACTAACTGGATTTACACAGGATTAGGTGGGGGTGATGAGTTTTTTATTGATGAAAATAATAACGAAATACACGGCAGAACAATGAGTTTGTATCGTAAAAAACATACAGAATTAACAAGACACGAAATTGCTAAACTATATAATTGGACCCCTGTTAAAAGTGGTAAAAAACATAGATATTTGTATTTTTTAGGAAGCAAAAGAGATAAAAACAAATGGAAACGACAATTGTTAGAAAAATATAAAATTTGTGATTATCCAAAAGGCGATAATATACGGTATGATTCTAGTTATAATACTACAAATCAAGGATTGTTATTTTAAACGAAAAAACCGGCCCCAAACGAGGCCGGCTATACAAAAATAAAGCGTCTTAGCGATTCAAGCTTGCAATCAAATAGTCAAGGTTGACCAAAAATTCAAAGGCTTTTTCAATGACATCTTCAACCCTGTCATTTTTAATGTCAAATTCATTTTTAACAATTTTAACAAGTGTTTCCCTTTCTTCTGCATCCAAATCATTGTACTCTGCTTTAAGTTGAGCTCCTGACCTTATTACCTTGACAATGTCGGCAAATGATGAAATTCCGACCCCTAATGCCTCCATGAGTGTTAACCTACCATCATCAAGCTTAGAATCGATTTTTTCAGCCAGGTTAATAGCAGCTACAACTGCCTTTGTAATGTTCACGATACCTAATTTTTCTTGTTCCATAATAAATCTTTTAAGTCGTTAATAATACTTACTTTATCGTTTTTATCGTTACTTTCCGCCAACTGGCTCACGGCCGTTATCGATCCACCGACAACTGTAGCGTACGTGGCCCATGCCGCCACGGTAGCAGGTACCGACACCGGGAGTGATGTTACCGCCAGGCCAGCTGTTGTTATTAAGAGACCAACAAGCTGTACCTTGCGCCAAAATTTTGGCGTTTTTGACGCCAGTCTTCTTGATAATTCACTTTTTTTCATTGTCATTATTTTTATTTGGTAATATAAAAAGCAGCAAGGATAATACTATGACAAAAAAAACACCTATCCAGCTAACTTCCATCAAATAATACATTTCTATATTTTTAAAAACATTGATATTACTATTAATGCCCAGGTTATCATATTGGATATTGAAACCTTGAAAAAAACGAAACTGTCTTTCCATGGTACTTTTATCCTTTTCAAAATTATAACATCCTTTAAATCGTTTATGTCAACAGCTTGCCTTGCTGATTTTTCGATAATGCAGTCAAGCCGATCATATTGTTCCCGTATATCCACGACTAGTTTGTTGAGCGATACTTCCAAGGCCGTGAGTTCGCGTTCTCTGTCCGATGGGCTATGCTCTATTACTTGTTTTTTCCCCATTTTTCAATTCCTATTTTGTAGTCTGTAATTGGTTCCTGTTTTGATATATCGATCAGCTCCCAAAATTCCCTCTCCCTTGTCTCCATTTCCTTTATAATCTCCTGTTTCGTTTTTTCGTTATCGTTTCGTATGTAATACTTTAACTGTCTTTTGTTTGACAGGTTTTCTATTTTCAAGAGTTGTAATTGCTCTTGCTGTTTGTCGAGCTTATGAAACACGCTGTCGGAGAAGTCAATGAACTCACACCGTAATGTATTTATGTTATTATTGACGCTTTCAATCTCCTTGCCGTTCAGCCGGTTGTTAAGCTGCTCGATTTTATCTTGATTTTTCACGTACAAGACAAATCCAACGATCATTATAATTGTTGATGCTGCAAAAAATGGTACCATTTTCGACCCAAGTGAAACTATATATTTCCACGCCGATTTTAAAGCTTGCACCTCTAGTTTTATGTTGTGAAATATAGCCATCAGTACCAGTCCGTGTATGATTTTTTGATGATAGACATCACCGATAAACAGATTGCATCAGTGTGTTTTTTGTCCCACTTTTCATCCAACAATTTTTCAACGGATTTTTTGTTGTCCATGAATAGATTTTCGATGTACACGCAATTGTAATTTGGTTTAACATTGTCATAACCAACAAGCAAGGTTAAACGTGCCTCCCAGTCGCCGTCCTTATCATCCCAGTCCTGTTTGCTTATTCGTTCACCGGGCAGTATTTTTTCTATCGTGTTGATGAAAATGTTGGCATATAGATCGCTTTTATCCTGACCCGGGGAGGTGAAAACTTTAAAATGATCCGCCTTGTCCTGCCATTTCCCGCCCATGGTCATTGCATCATTATGAAGCGGAATAACTATGAGTTCATCGTATTCATGGCTGATCCGGTTGTACATATCGAATCTAACCTTTATGCCTGGTTCGTTATCAAAAGATAAGAAGTGTGAAAATATATCTACGCCGGGGTACCTGAAATTAGCGAAAAAGTTCAGGCATTGTTTTATTTTTTCGCGGCTCCATTTCCATTCGATTAGCCGACTGTCTGGGCTACGCTTGCCGGGGACGTCTTTTCCGTGAGCCGGGTCAAAACATATCCCTATTTTTTTTATCGTTGGATGTGGATACATAGTTTTTATTCAAAATTAACAATTTTTTTTTATTTTGAAAAATAGGCTAAAAAATAACTTGCACGTATGAATAATTTTTCATACATTTGCGTAAATAGGGCGTTTAATTTTATAATTATGAAATCATCTTGGGCATATAATAACGGAAAAAGAGAAATGAACAAAATTAATGAATCTTTAAAAGCTCCAAAAAGGGGGTGGGTTAAGGTTGGTAAAATAGAAGCTGGAACGCTTTATAGATATGGTGAAAGAAATAAACACAACCCTAAAGAACTTGTAGTGAAAGCTTATGCTAATAAATCACAAGCTCAAAAAATGTTGTATAAATTAAGAGAAGAAGGTGTAAATTGTTGGTTTAATTTAAAATGGCCATTTGTAATTGAATGCACCGACTTTTCAGGATGGGATGCAACTAGATTTTAGATAAACTTTTATTTCACGAAGTGTTTTGTAGCCAGCAACCTAAAGATTGAAAAGAAAAATAAAAACGAAGGGATGGGGAAAACTTATTATAGAGTACCCGAAATTAAATTTATACAAATATGTTTATTAAAATTTTAATTTGGATGTTAAACAAAGCGTTTAACGGTAAAAACAGAAAGCAACTTGAACCATGCATCAAAGAACTTTACAGGAGGATGCTTCAGGAAAATTTAAGCATTAAAACCGAGATTGTAAAAGTAAAAAAAGGGAAAAGACGTTACGACCTCATGTTTTTTGAAACCCCAGGAGGTAAGCTTAAATTTAATTTAGGCAGACATTGGGAGGATAAAGAGCCGAAAGTTGATTTTGTATATAATTAGCGATTATTATACTCCAATTCCCCACCAAAATACCTGAGAATCTGTTTTTCTTCCGGCGTCAGCTTGTAGAAATACACGTGAGATACGCCTGTTGTATCGTTTCGCACGAAAGGTATATCTAGCTCAAGGAATCTAAAATACAACTCCGGTGATTCGCTGACAAGTTTTGCCACGTCCTTGGCCGATATTTTCATCCTTATCGGCCGTTCGTGGTAATGCCAAGCAACCGGTTGTGTCTGTATTAAGCTATCAAGCATCCTCGTGTTATAGCCCATTCCCTGAAGCGCGGACTTCGCGTTTTCAAGCTCCGAGACTATCACCGAGTTACCCGTGAATGTCACTGTTGTTGAGTTGTCATCGTCCTCTGTAACACTGATTATGCTGTCTGCATTGTATATCACCCGGTATTTTTGCGCCTGCATTGCTACCGGGGTTATCAATAATAATAATATCGCTAATTTCTTCATATTTAATACGTTATAGTGAATTTATATCGTGATGTAGTACTGCCGCTGTTTTCCTTTATGTTGACCAGGGCCCATGCAATTTCAAGCGGTGTCCAGGCCGTGTTTGTCCCCCCTCCATCATAATCATCCCCGGCAACCAAATTATCAATCTGAGTTTCCGTCAAATCATGCACGCTCCCGGCGTATGTACCGAGATCACCCTCCTGATATGTTCCGCTTGGCGTCCCGCCATTGTTTGATATATCAATTGTTTTGTTAACAAGTAGATTATAATCATTACGATAATGCATAAGTGAATCCAGGTACCCGTCAAGTTCGCTTGTAGAAAAATCGCATTGCATTTCAAAACGTGTTAGCGATGAGTTGTACCCGAGTTCTGACAGCCCGTTTGTTATGCTATCTGAGGTTATCCTTATGTCAAATGTTGGTACGCCCCTGAAAACATTGACATTTCCTTTAACTGGGCAAAGAAGGTGTATATATTGAGATATACTTTGTAACCCTGTATTTGAAAATACAGATAAATCCCCAGTTACAGAGTCAGTATCTATAACTATTCTATTTGATACATTCCAGTCATATACACTGTCAATAGTACCTGGGTCACATTCGTACATGTAAAAATAATTACCACTAAATGATTTATCACCAACAAACGATTTAATTGATCCCTCACCGGTATTTAAAGGATGCGGAAGTAAGATTGTTATCACCCCGTTTGCCAAGCTATCATAATCGATATTAAAAGAATTTGAATTTGGAGCATAAAATCTTGTTAAATTTTCGCAATAAGTATATATTCCTCCAGTTATCTCAGATCGTGCGAAATCAACATACGTTATTTTTGACATAACATCGTTAAACCTACTGTCAATAGTACCCGTTGCTTCATTAGCGTACCGCATGTTTAACGTATGTATCGAATCGTTTTTATAGAGAGAATCAATACTAACCTCCAAACCTGGCATGTTAGATAATTGTACGTAAGACAGGCTTTGATTATCAAGAGCGGACGTTGCATCGCCGTAATTTTGAAATGATGATGTTGAAAAATAATCACCATTTATAAATAAATGATACAAATTCTCTTTGCCTACTAGATCATCAAAATCTACCAGGTATGATTTCCCTGAATTAAAAAGATTATTTATATACAAGTATTGTATACTGTCAAAATCAACTGGGAAAAAACCCTCTTTTTCTGATGTCGGGTTGTAAATTTTGAGTTCTTCCAGGTTCGTGAGCTTTAAAAAATTATCAGAAACACTCCCGCTAAATTTCGTGATGTCGTCAAACTCGACAATTTTTGACAGCTCCCCGGTCATGTAGATGTCATAGAAACCTATGCCATCATATGTATGCGAGTACGGCGATCTTGATGTCGTGACAGTTTCTTCCGTGTATGTCCCATCACCCCAGTAAATCTGCACGTCCGCGGTTTCTGACGCTCGCAAGTAAAAACTACCGGTTGATCCCGTGATATTTAGTGAGAACATCCGTTGCGGGACGAAAGTAATGAAGTCACCATCAGCATCAACAAGTTGAAACTCCCCATCAAGGAGAAAATTTGTTTCATCTTGGTTATATGCTGGGATACTTATTAATATGCTAATTACTACTAGTAGAAATCTCATGCCAATTGCTCCCTATTTTTTTTAGTTTGACAATGTCGTCCGGGGTATATGCAAAGTTACCGCTCAACTTCAAATTTCCTGTATCATCTACAAGTCCTGTTGCACTTGCCGTGCCAGTGAAATGCAAGGTTATTTCGATGTTGTCCGGCAAACTGCTACTTATAGTTTCTATATTGCTCGTTCCCGTGATCGTAAAACTATTGTACAATCCTAAACTGATTGTTGTACTGCTCGCTACCGTATCCCTGGCTCCAAAACTGTACTGGTACTCGTTTTTGGTTGACGTAAGGTTTGTAACATCCCAGGAACTAACCGTGATCTCCGACACGTCCTTGGTACCCCTTTTCACTATCTTTCCAGACTGCTCAACGGCCACGGCCTGATCGTTTGTTTCTGAATGCGCTAGCGAATCGGAATACATGCATTGCTTGAATACAGCAGCCGAATCAGTGATTCTTACAATTTCGGTTGAATTCGCGATCAAAGATATGTTATAATCACTCCCCCCAAGCCCTGATGATTTTTGTTGTAACGTGAAAACAGGGTTAGTGTATGTTGCTGCTTCCCGAACTAATGTTAATCCATCTGTTAGAGCGAAATATAAATCGCCGCCACCGTACGTAGTTTGCAAGCCATCTATCCAAAGCCCAGAGTTGTTTGGGTAAATTCTAGAAAATTCTGTCCGACCTGGTTTTTGAAATAACAGCCCTTGATAATTTTTCAGTATCGTTGAATCATTGCTGTACCGGAACCCGTCATCGTGTGATAGAGTGTCTTCGTCAACAAATAATACCCGGCCATCCGGTATGCTCGAGTAATCCGTTATTGACGCGTCTGTATACGCATTACTTTCCGTGACTGCCGCCCGGGTACTATCGCTAAGCTGGCTCTCGGTTACATCGCCCCTTGTGAGTGTATCTGAAAAGCTTTGTATTTCAGTATCCGTGTAGGTATTGCTTTCGGTCACTGCCGCCCGTGTACTATCGCTTAATTGGGTTTCTGTTACCTCCCCCCGGGTAAGCGTATCGGAAAAATTAGTGATTTGGTTGTCCGTGTAGGTATTGCTCTCCGTCACCGCTGCCCGGGTACTGTCACTAAGTTGAGCTTCTGATACCTCCCCCGAAAAATAAAAATCGCTAGCAACAAATGTGCTATCGCCAATCTCAAAAACTGTTGTAGAAAGTGTATCGCCTGTTGTTTTTCGTGTCCCCCAAACTGTTGCTGAATCTAGCCCTACTGAATTGACGTCCGCGGGTGTGCCCGTCAGCTCGCTATATGTTACACTTGCCAGATCGCTTAATGTCGTGTTTGCATTATTCGCGTCAAAAAATGTCATGTCCCCTGCCGAATAACCAATGAATATACCAGCGTCATCAAATAGATTATTATCCCAAAACACTGTATCGCCATTGACAGAACCATATGCTACCTCACCGTCTAGTTTAAGGCTGCCTCCAAGTTTCATTATCCCGGTCACATTTACAGCACCTGAAACCCTCAGTCTATAGTTACTGCTGTTCGCCGTTGTCCCAAGAAGCAAATTATCTGATGTGCCAGGGTATATGTTGCTCCCAGATTTTGAAAACAATGATGATGAACCAAGTAAATCGCTAAGTGACGTATAGCTGTTTGATGCATCACCAAACTGTAGATCGCCCGTGCCATCGCTTCTTATCTTCGCGCCGCCTCCAAAAAATATTTCATTTGTCGGAGATAATGTCAGGTTTCCACCAAGGGTCATGTTGCCAGTTAGATTGCTATTCCCAACAACGTATAATTTTGTCGATGCCGGTGCCGTTGTGCCACCTAAAATCAGATTATAAGTTGACAAATTTGGGTATAAATTAGTACTTGATGTTTCAAAATAATTGGTTGCTGCCTCGAGGTTGAGCGCGCTAACAATAGTGTCCCACCGTACTGTTTTCATCTTTAAACCGCTAGTATTCCAAACTGTAAACAAATCATTGTCGTTTATTGTAGTTATTTTGTCCCAGTTGTAAGGATATGATAACGTGTAGTTTTGCGCCATCATGTTGCCGTTTGCAAACAATAGTAATACGATACTAATCTTGATAATACTTTTCATTATCCGTAACTTTAAATTTTACTTCTATTTGTTGTAAATCTGTATTTGTTATTTTTTCTACGGTTATATCTAATATCTTGATGTTTCGGACGTTGTCCTCTTGATCTACAAGTACTAACGTGTCATGATCTTTTGCAAAATTCAGTACTGTTGCATAGTATGAGTACCCGACAAATGAAAATCCAAGTATTTCTGACAACTTCTTGTAAGCGACAATTTCAACCCTATTGCCATTTATCACCGTGTCTCTTATTTCCTCTACCTCCCCCGTCTCTTCGATGACAGTATCAATTGTCATGATGTTTTCAAAATCATCATCATAAGCTATCCCGCCTATATTTGTATCGTGACTATATACTAATTTTATCATTTTACGTCTGATTCCATTTATAAACTTTGTAACCTATAGCTATATAATCATCACCACCGTGAGGCACCATATCCTCTACTACCCCAGGTGAATCCTTCAAATATGTCACTACATCACCAACTAATTTGTAAAACTTTGCAATACCCCCAGTAGCCCGAATACCAAAATATATGCTATTGTCTGATAATTTATTCATAGATTTGACAATGTAGTTTTCGCTAGAGAAATTTTTCAAAACTACCTTGACCCAATCGTTTTGAGCTTCAAAAAAATGTAGTGTGAATATTATTTGATACCCAGGTATAATCCATCCCGGGCTTGATAATCCTGAATTATATACAGACCTATTGCCATGACCAACATATGTCTCTCCTTCTTCATCTGACCCGGGATGATTTGTAACAACAGTAAAATCAGTTCCGTCATACTCATATATTGTATCCCGAAATACGAGGAAAAGATTATTTGTTTCCTGATTTTCATCAAACATTATGAAAGCAGCGAGTGTCGCACCTGGTACATCTAATTCCGTCCATGTAGAACCATCATATTCAATCAGAATGCCATTTGTCCCGGCAAAATACATTTTACTGTTCCACGTTACGGCTTGTGTGAAAATTATAACATTACTGTTTTGATACACTTCTGACCAATTGCCCGCGCCATCGTTGCTATATATTTTGTCCGCTATTGATGCATATAAAGTGCCGTCATAATCCGCGAAATAAATCGAATCATTATTTTTTACATTTGCTGTAACGGTCAACTCCTTCGTCCAGGACGTGCCATCATAACTATATAATCCTGTTTGATCACCAGTGTGCAACAAACCTGTAACTGTAGATGAGTGTAATTGTTTGACACGTGAATTAAACAATTGTCCCGTGTCTTCAAACTCCTCTACGACTGAACTTTCCCCTTTTAACGCGTTAATATAAAACTCCCCGGAATATTTTGTCAGATTTGTACCAACGAATTTGAGGTAGTAATATCCTGATTTGATGCCTGATTTTTCAACCGGTGTTTGGCCAAGGATCCTATAATAATAGCTACCATCTATCGTGCTATAGTCATGATCGCTTGCTATCTCGTTTGTTACGTCTATTTCTTCCCCCGTTGCTATATTTATCAGCGTGATAGTTGCAAAAGTAAAATCAAATCCATTTTTTATCGTAAATGGGGTGAACAAAAAACGTTTGCTGGGCACTGTATCATCCGTGTATTTGACGTAACAATTTACACCAGATTTCCATATTTGCCGGGCGTAACGGGTTGATTTGTGCGGCATTTCGCTAACATCATCGTAAACCTGCAAAGGTTGGAATATTTCTTGATTTAATGTTTTCATATTATTTTGTTGGTATTAAAGATCCACCGCCATCGACAACTGCCGTATCCCCGGTATCGGCCCAGACGGAGACAGATCCCTCGTTCAGCAGCAAATCAATTTCCCAGGTTCCATAAAATTTTTCTAGCATACTATCAATTTCACCGATCCCGGCAAAGGACTGGTATAGTTTATTTGGATCAAGTTCGTTATCTCTGTCTAATATAGTAAGTGTTTGTTGCTTTTTCACGCGCTGCACGTAATCAAAATTATACGTGACGCTTTTCACTGTCCCCTCGTTGTATGGCCTTTTCACCCTTTGATAATTGTAAAACAATGTTAGCAAACTCATCAAATCGTTATACTCTACGTTTCCGCTGATGGGATTAGTTGTTTTGAGTATTTCGTAATCGTCTCCGTCAGCCTCACACATCAAAAACACACGCCCGTTAGAATCATATTCATATTCTTGGTTTTGTATGTGATTAATATCTGACGTGTATTTTACCTGGATTTCTTTTACGTTTTTCTCGGATTTATCGACAAGCGGCACATTTTGATATTCTATTTTGACTGCTGCAAAATCATCGTTCGCGCTATTCCTTATACTTTCGATAATTTCCTCGTGCACGAGTTCGTAGTCTTCGTAAGTGTAATTATTTAACCTCCTGATATATTTTGCATATGGTGATACCGTCAAGTTGTATATGTCAACGTCCTCAAGTCTTAGTTTATGCCTAATCTTTATCGTTGTGTCATCAATCAACCAGTACGCGTTGTACGTTTTTGTAAGGTCATCAAGCATCTCAGCCAATGTTGTTATAACCTCTGAATCCTGCTCATCGGCAAATGGCTTATGCACGTCAGATTCTGCAATGAAAATTAACTTGTTTGTTGGATCATCCCCTGATTCGCCGGTTATTTTGTTAACATCATTTTCCCAAAGATCAAACTCAAAATTATAGGACGCTAGGTTGCTTTGAGATAAGATATAGTTCATCACATCAGTTACAAGATGTGCCGTCTTTCGAAAACTAAATCTATTGTATACTGCCGGATATAATTCAGTGCGCACATAGCAGTAATAATCTGTACCTCCTAAGCTTGTTATTTCACCAACCAGGACATGATCGTCAGAATCCAATCTTGTCTCTGAAATGTAGTATTTATTGTCCAGTGAAACCGATTCATTTGTATCATCGAAATATAAATCGCGATCCGTGTAATTCCAACTGCGGCACATTGTTTTGCTCCCATCATCATTGTATGATGTTGTTACCCATCCCTGGCCATCTGTATTATCAGTGCTTATCGCTGGTACTGAATTAGGCCTATACTTCATAACCTCAGCTGCGACTACATACAATGTAACGTTTCTAACTGACCTGGATAATCTGTTTACCACCCAAAGCCGCACTGTTCCATAGTTTTCGACACTTACTTCAATCCATGTGCCTGAATCATCAAATGTATAATTATCAAAGTCATTCGGATCATACACGAAAAAACGTATTATTAACTCGCTGCGCACAGGCAAATACAAGTCTACTGCATTTGCGTTAATTATATTGACTTCAGTGTCCCAATTCTCGAAAATGTCAGTGTAACTGTCTATAAGATCTAAATTTGTTACACTGCACCTTTTCAAGTTTGGTTCCCAGCTTACATCCGTGACCCTGAACCGAAATGTTTTATAAACAACGCTATCCCTTTTTATCACGTAATTTAGAAAATCACTCCTGTTTGCTATCTCGCTAATGCCTTTTTCAATGGCATACAATAGATCATAATCATCATCAATTAAAACTAATGATCCGTCAAATGCTGTTCGATATACGTGCATATCATTTTCACGTGCATGTTTTAACCCGTTCTCTACAAGGTTAACCGGGTATACTCGTGTATCTTCTATGTGATGCGTGTACGTTGCCATTATTCTCTTATTATTTCCTTGCTATATCCTTTCATTTTGAATATAGTTCCTGGCTTAAAACTAACATAATCCGGTTTATTCTCGAGAAATTTTCTCAATTTTTTTGTTTCTTCGATGTTTTCATCAAGTTTCCTGCTTAGACCATCACTGTATCCCCTGAAATTTAAGCTAAACATTTCACGGTTTGTAAAAAACTTTGAATCAATAATATCTTTGTCGCTTATCATGCCTTTGTTGATCAGGTCAAGCGTTTTCGGAGCCTTTTTTGTCCCCTCCGCGGTTATAACAGATTCACGGTTTGAAATACGTACCGTGTTCGAATCTGACTTTTCAGTTCCTTTGCCTTTATAGTCGATAACTCCTTCCGCGAAACTATCGACCTCAGATTGCACTTGTTGTTTGTAAGATGCAAATGCCGCAATAATCGAAGCCGCCGCCGCTATACCAAGCGCGACACCAGCGATCGGGATAGTCTGAAACCCTTCTATCGCTTTTGCTACTGCTGTTGTTATGCTCGATGCCTGCGATAATAACTGTATTTGTGCTTCCCTTTTTCTTGTTTCTTCAAGCTTTTGAAGTGATTGATTTCTTAATGTCTCCTCCTGATTTATTCTTCTTTGCAAGGATGCAACGGAATTGGCGTCTTTGTTCTCTTGTGCTTCTACTTCCTCCTCCAACAAGCTTTTTAGTCTATCAATTTCCTTTTCCTTCGCGTCAACTTGATCCTGTATTTTTTGTGCTTGCAACGCGTTGACTTGTGACAGCGCATTTCCAATTTGATTGACTGTTTCTGTCAATGCCTGCCCTATCGCACGAGTTTCTTCTCGTGTTTGTTGAAGCCTTTTTTGTTGCTCCCTTTCCTGTATCGCTGTTAATGCATCTTGATAAGTAGTGTAATCTATTTCACCCGCTTCATATGCCCTTCTTAATTCATTTCGTTCTTCTCTTAGATACTCTTCATCTGAAAACAGCCCGTAATTTTTTCTTACTTCTTTAATATTTTGAAAACGCTCGTTTATCGCATCTTGTATTTGCTGCCCAGCTTCTTTAATTCTTTGCAAGTCCTCCTCCTTCTCATCGTCGCCATACATTTCTATTTTTTCAATATCCTCATTGACTTGCTCAGCGAAGTCTTCGAACTGATCATATATAGATTCAATGAATTCCTGATTTTCCTGTAGTTTTTTCTCTGATGTAAGTTCTTGCTGTTTAAGTTCCGCCGCCTGTATTTTTTTTCTGAACCCGGTCAATTGCGAAAATATCCTTCTTGCCTTTCTCTCATAGTTCGTGTCTGCCTCTAGCATTTTCACGTAGAAATTTTCAAGTTCTTCGACACGCTTATCACCTGCATCATTCCAAAATTCATTTATTTTTGCATTTGTTTTCCTTGCTTGTTCTGCCTCCTTGTGGCCCATTTTAATGAAGGCTTCTAAAGTCTCCGCGCTGATTACCCTACGTTCCGCCTCCATCTCGATTTCATTCTTAAATTGATCCTCCGCGAAATCTCTCTGTAGCCCATAAAACTTTTTTGTTTTAGCAAGCGCGATCTCGTAATACCTCAATCTTTGCTTATCAGTCAACGTCTGATCGTTTGCAAGTTTCATGTATTTTTCCATCTGAAATTCTAGTTCCTTTTGCTCTGAAATCGCTGCAATCATACGGTCATTAAGCTCGTCCATTTGAAACGTTAATTGACGGACCCTATCATACGCTCCTAGTGCTTTTTCCCCGAGGTTTTCGAATGGCTTGTTTTTGTCTATGGTGCCTTTTAGCTCTGCAATTTTTTGATCCATTTCCTGCACCCTTTCGGTGTTACCGGTTATTTTTGCCCATAATTTTTGAGCCCCGGCCCCAACAATTTTAAATGCATTGCCTATATTGCTCGCGAAATCAAGTATTACCCTTTTAACAATAGCGAAGACAGCTTTAAGTCCATTCATCGTGGCCTCTAATTTCGTGCCCCCATCATCTGTCGATATAAATATCTTTGCCAAACCGGCCAACGCGCCTACAAGTGCAGTTATGAAAAGCAGTATAGGTATTTTGCCTAATGCTTTTAAGGCCTGACCAAACATTTTTACGCTGTTGACAACCCTGCCCATCGGGCCGGGTATACCTTCCAGGGCGCTTGAATAGTTTCCTACATTTCTTTGATGATTGCCAATCTGCGCGTCATATTTTTTAAGAGAATCGTTGTTGGTTTTGATTTGCCTGGTCAGTTCCATGTACTTCTTACGGCCCTCTTCTGTCGTAAGATTGACCCTTTTACGGGCGGCAACAAGGGCGTTGTTCTTTTTCATCAAGTCGTTTAGTGACCTGACTTCCATATTCATCGCTCTTGTTAATTCTCTTTCTTTCGCCTCCTGCTTTGCAAGCTGCATGTTGTATTTTTTCTTCTCTCGTTGCCTTTGCTTTTCTAGGGAGGCTTGTGATTTCTGTATTTCTATCAGCTTTTTTTCTTCCTCGGATAATTGCTTCGTGCTCTTGTTTACCTGCTTTATGCCCGCTGAATCGGCTTTTTTGATGTTAGTTAGATTGCTCTTGATTTTCTTGATATTCTCACCAACCCTCATAAGATCATCGTTAAGACGCTTTAAATCTTTTGCTTCCGCTAATTGATCATATGTAATTTTTGTTGGCATTACTTACGTTTTTTTATTCTTTAGTGCCTCTTTTTTTTGTTCCTCTACTTCTTTCGACAAGTCCTTCAGGTCATTGTAATACTCATATACGGTTATGTCCCGTGGGTTTCTTCCTGACCATTTATGGAGTACGCGATTGTTTGTAGCAAATGACCTGCGAATATCTGTATAACTGTCCTGTATAGTTTTTTCAAGATCGCTGATCTCTGACTTTAATAAGTCAATCCTGCCCTTGTATTTCCTATCGTTTGTCAGTAGGTACTCGCTAACCAGCAACAATAAGCTAATCCTTTTGAAAAACAAGTCTGATGCACGCCTGTCAAGTCCAAAATTGTCAATTATCTGATCATTTAACTCGCCCATTGCCCTGTTGACATTGACAAAAAAAACCTTTGACAGGACTTTACTTCTTGCAAGATGATAATTGTCATCATTCACAATTGCATCAATATATTTCCCAGCCGGTGTGTTGTATATGTTATGATATACTAATATACTCATGTCCTGCGAGTTATATATGATTGTAATTTTTCAATAATCTTCGGCATTATTTTTTTCCTGCTATTCTCATTAAGACCATATATTTCATTGCCCCAGTTGTGTATCATAATGTCATCTTTCCAGTCTTTTGAAAATGCCTCGTAATAATCCTTAAAAAAATTAGCATCAAAACCGGCATGAAAATCACCAGTATCCTTCAACGTCTTTGGTCTTTTCGGCTTATTTTTCAGTTTCGCGTATGCGTCTGTATAAGGAGGCAATTGTTTACCGTCTGCTTTTTCGCCCCTCAACAATTGCTGCCTATTCGCGTTGATAATGTCGTCTTTATGCTCCTCCAAAATGACCCGGAGGAGCAAAAAAACGTCCATTTTTTCGTATTGCGCTATAAGCTTTTCCAAATTAAGGTACTACTATATCATCAATGAAGAAATCATAACCGCTCAAAGAAACTTTCACGGTATACGTGTGCCCACTGGTTAACAGAGCAGCCTCGTCAATTGTATAGGTACCGTTTGGGGATTCTGTAATACTGTCCGCGCTGGACAGTGTCGTTTCAGAATCATCAGCCTGATCGACAAGTGTAAAGTCATCAAATGTCAATAATTCAGCCGCGATCGCGTTACCATTGCTTTGATACGTGAAAGCAATAGCAGCCCCGGTAACGGCGGGCGAGGTTGTTGCCCCATCAATATTAACCAAGCTATACCAGTCTACTGGGCTCTGCCAACTTGATGATGCTACGGTGACACCAAACAATTGATTCATGTCCTCGGGATCCTCTACTCTCATAGAGATCATTTCCTGGGATATACTGTCAAAAGATGGTAGGTTGAAGTTTGGAACAGTCACGCTAACAACAGGGATTGGATACAGATTATCGCCGCTTTCCTTACCCCATACCTTGTTGTTGTTGTCAAGCAAGTAAAATGCTAGGTTGTTGTCCTCAAGTTGCTTTGCCTGCTTGATGTAGTATGGTGTCGCCTCATTAAACATAAAATTAATGTTATAATCCCCGTCCCTTGTTTTCTTCCGGTACCCGGCATTATCGAAGTAGTTCGGATCTCCTTGTTCGGACGCGCTTTCGTAAATTATCCCAGATGGGACTACTTTCTCCAGCACATCACTGTCATAGTTCTGTTTGTCAAATAACGTCTGCCAGTTAGATAGTAACGCGGCATTTGATTTGGTGATATAATTAGCGGTACCGTCCTCCTTGTACCTGCTAGTCCAAATCACCCTTTTTATCTCGCCCATCACGACCGGGCATTGTTTGCCCAGGTTTGGAAGAGTCAAATTTTCACAAAATACACTCATTTCTCATTGTTTTTAATGTTATTACCTTCGGGTTTTTCGGCCTTTTTGACCTTATTACCGGTTATTTTCTCGTAAATGTACTCAACCTCCTTAGCAGATGGCTTTTGAATTTTTTTGTTCTCAACGTAACCATTGATTACTTTATCAAACTTATCAAAAGACATTTTTTTCACTGCCTCGGGGTTGAACTCAATGTTCTTGATACTTTTCATCAGTCACAAAAATTATAGTTATACGGTATTTCAAAATTGATACGAAAACAATGCCGTGGGTGAACATCAAAAATTGATGTTTCTGGCAATTGAAATTCTGCAAAGACATTTTCCTGGCCTGTTATTAACTCGCCCCCGTTCCGAAATCCTGAATATTTTTCTAACAAATTAACAACCTCGTCATGTGATTCCTCGTCTGCTCTATGCGAGACTGTTGGATAACATACGTCCAAATCTAACAAAAATATAATACCAATCCCTGTTAGAAATTGATTATTGTTTACCCTGTTATCACTTGCCAAAAAGAAATACTTGTTCCTCTTGTCGTCATATGTCGCTATCTTGTAATCACCATCTCCGTTATACACCATTGGAACAAGGTATTCGCCACTTGCTTGCTTGTAACAACGACCATAACCATCAAGATCTGACCATGTCAAGTTGTTATACAAATATTGCTGAATTTTCTGTATAGCAACATCAATTCCAGTTGGGCTTGTTTTCGTGCTGTTCATGTTATTAGTCCTTTACCCTTGACCATACAATCGTGCCTTTAGCGTTTGAAAAGCTGCCCCGTAACCCGGTAATACTTATTTTAAGTTTTTTGACCAGGGTAGCGGAAAGATTTTCAATTATGACAGTACCTGTCGCGCCTGTCACCGTCAAGGTATCTGAATTGTTTGCCGTTGAAGGATAATCTGTATCATCCAATGATTCATACACGTATACCGATACTTTTGCTGTATCGTTGTATGTCGAGAGGGTATCAACTGATAACTGCACTGAATAATAGATCGGGTAGTCGCCTACCTCTGTAGTCCCGGTAACTGTTTCAGCACTATCGAGTGCCTCTGAAAACAGTTCTATTGTTCTGTTTTGCGCGTTAACAGCGCATAGTAAGAACAAAAACGATGTTAATAATAATAGTTTTTTCATTTTATCCAAAATTTGAAATGTTATAAATAGTATTTTCATTATCGCAGGGAAGGCACACGTCACCAAATTTCAACGCGTTCCTTACCCTTGTTTTTTCATTGTTCAAAATAGACACGATACTGTTTTTGTTTTCCGATCTCAACTCTGCCATAATTATTTCTCGATTAACAGATATGTTGAACCGTTCTAGATTTTCCCTTGCCTCCGGGTTGAAAACAAATAGATCCAACATCCTGTATGCAAATTGATACTGCAATAACTTTGCAAATGACATTTTATTCGTGATGATAAATTGCGTCAGATCGCAAGATATTGTCAAGTCAAGGCCAAGGCCATATGATTCGCCAGTGTAACCATCAACGTCCTTCAAAAAATTTGTTGTAGTGTTTGGTACCTCAAATGGCAATAAATCAACAAACGCGCTTACCTTATTATGCAGTACAAATTCATGTGTTATAGCATGCCCGGTAATATCATCTTGATCATAAAACAAAAACCATCTTTTTCCATGGCCGCTTAACTCGTTTTCACTTGACAAACTTGTCCACGTGAGCTCGTTTGCCCCGTTACTTATCAAAAACTCAGCTACTTTCGTGTTTTGATTGTACAAGTACAATGTTAGATCAGTGTTTGCCCCTGAAAACTGCGCGCTCACACGGTTCAATATGACCTTCAAATGTTCGCTGTTCCTTGGCCTTATTTCAAAACCAACGAATTTTGAATCATTTGTCAATCTATTTGTAGTATCGCAAACTCTATATAGCAGCTCGTGATCGATTAACGGGCTGGCCTTAACAACATCCGCCATCACCTGTTCAATGGTTGACCATATTTCGCGCCTTATCCATATGCTTTGCAACGTACTTTTTTGCCAGTTTTTTGTATCGCTCGCCGGGTTATTGGTCAGGTTATCATTTGATAACGAATAATAATAATCCCCGCTTACAGATACCACCTGGTTCTTTTGGTAAGTTACTGAATCTGCCCAGGCGCTGATATTCCATTTTGACGTGTTTTGTGACAAAGCGAATATGTTCTTCAGCGTTATAAGCCCGTTAACACCTGAGTTAAAGTACAAACCACTGTCAGACGTGCCAATAAGATCATCATCAAGATTATCGGTATCAAAGTCCGGCCTGAATTTTACCAGGCCGGACAATGAAGTCAATATCGTGTCAATGTTGTAGTTCATCTTACTCGAACAGTATCGCTTTTACATATGCCGTAACGGCCGCACCTGTCCTATTTTTCAATGTGATGGCACCAGAATTGACATATAAATCAAATTTAGCGTCCGTATCCGCGTTGTCAAAATCCGTGGTATTGTCCGGATTCTCTAACGTTACAGTGTCGTCAGTCGTGTAGAACCGAAAATTTGCCGTGTAAATGGCTCCGGCCGCGGTCTTGTACTTAACAGCAAACAAACCGCTATTGAATCCATCAACATCAAGCGCCTTAACTGCATCATCGGTCAATGACACGCCGTCCAGATAATTCTCAACGTGTATTTTTCCTCCTAAATAAATTTTTTCTTCAGCCATAATTTTAATTTTTAAGCGGTTTCACCATTAATTTTCAAGATATAGCCAGCTCTGCTGTCCGTGTCACTATTGTACCTTTTCAAAAGGGCAAAGCGGAAAATAAAACCATACTCTTTTTTCCAAGACATGATCGCGTGATCCGCGTAGGATCCTACTCCTGTCGCGTTAACTTTTTCCTTGTTCTCGTACAACATAACTTGATGGCCAAGCTGTGGCAATGCACTATCGGAAACATCCCATTTTGCCTCGCCAACTGTTACTCTCTGCCTAAATGCAGGTTTTAGATTAACCAGTAGGCCTATTGCCCCAGGTTCTAACAAATAACCAGTCCAACGCTTACCAGCATCAACGGTTACCCTGTTTGATTTGTAGATGTCAGGCATACCTTGCCATTGCAGGTTCTTTTCATTTGTTGAACCATACTTCATGTACTGGTTCAAAACATGTTGCCCTGATGGATTCATTGCCATCATCAATTGATCTTCCGACCAATCGTTCCTGGCAGCCTGCGCGACAATATCGGCAAACATGACATCGCTTTGAGCTGCAAGCGTAATTTCCAACGCGTCCGTAGCTTCTTGAAACGTGTGCCCTGTAATTGCATCATCACCTGTCCATACTGCTGTTTTGTACGTGTTTAGATGTGTTGCAATGTACTCTTCAAGTTTTTTTGCCATCGCCTTGTCAACCTCGTTGATTTTGTTCAAAACGTAGGCCTCCTCAGAAATTACGTTGTTAGCGAAAGTTTCCGGATAAGTTGCAAAGCCGGCAAAAATAGTCGTCAATGAGAGCGATGTCATTGCTGATTCAGATAAATTTGCAGGTATAACAAAACTTTCTGACGTGGAGGTCACTATCGTATCCTCCTCCATGGCCGGTACCTTTAGGCTATTGCCGCTGGCGTAGTTCAAAACGGCTGCCTGTAATTCTGGGTTATTGAACGGCACTAACGGTGTCTGAGCCTTAATAAGATCAATTAGTCCGTACCTTGGAACCCGTAACTCATTCTCAACAACCTTGTGTTGATAATCATTAATTAGTGTTTGATCAATGTAACTCATTTTTTTAATTGTTAATTATTAATAATCAGTGCCGTCACTAACACCTAGTTGTTTACTTTTTCTTTGTCTCAATGAGACCGTTTTGTATAGATAGCTCCTTTATCTTTTCAGAAAATTCTTGGCTTGTAACAGGTATGTTCATGCCAATAACATGTTCCTTGATTTTCTGATATTTTTCGCCCTTTGGCATATCGGCAGGAAGGTTGAGAGATGGCGGAATTTGCGTTTCACTGCCTTTGCCACCGCCACCCGTTGCTTGTCTAGTGTCAAGATCGTCCTTGAACTTGTCGGCAAAATATTCCGATGCATTGACAGATGTAAATTTTTCGGTGTTTTTCAGCACGAGTTTTCCGTTTTCATCCTGCTCTATTTTATCAAAGTTCTCGAGTACTTCGTCAATCGCGTTATCCACAAGCCAGGCCCTATACTTTGCAGACAAATCCTCTCTGAAATTTGTAGGAATAGATGCTTTTATCGCGGATTTTTTCTTGAATGTCTCGTACTCTCCTTCCTTTTGCTTGTATTTCTCGCTCCATTCATTTTCTTTTTCGGCAAGTATTTTATCAAACTTTTCATACTTCTGCCTGTACTCGTCGCGTTCCCTTTGCGCGGATTCAAGCATGCTTTTTACCTCCTCGTCTGTATGCCCGTCCTTGATCTTTGATTTGAGATTCTCAATGTTCGTTGTCATCTCGTTGATTTTCTGCTCGTACTCTGTTTTTGTCGCATCTGTCATTTCTGACAAGGCCCTGAGCGCGTAATCGGAGGTCATTTCATTGCTCTCCTTCGGTATCTTAGTCCGCGTGAGTATCGCACGATCTACATTGCTGTAAGCCCTGTTGACCAAATCGTTTGCTGCTTTCTTTGGCACAAATGATTCTGCCTTGTCGCCAATTTTTTCAATAATTTCAGAGGCTACATTTTCATCGATACCTTGATCAATTAATGTTTCTTTTGTTAACATCGTCACTAATGTTTTTTAAGGTTAATATTTACTTTTTACCATCGACTAAATTTTTCAAGTTTTTGGTTGATATTTTTTTGGATGGCATCTTGTCTATTTCGCCCTTCTCGTGCATTTCTTCGGCAATTTCAAACAACAGTTCCCTTTCGTCCTTGTCATTCTCCTCGCCTTCCTTGTCATTCCCCGCATCTTCATTTTTTGTCTCGTTGCCTTTTGATAGCAGATCAGATTTAATTGTTTTTTCATCATCCGATAAATTGTCGGATGGGTACATCATCTCTATAATTTCCTCCCGTGTATACTTGTTTTTTTTGCCCAGGATCTTGACGTCCATTATCCTTTTCAGGCCAATTGACCGCCAATTTTGTGCTATGCCTACTATGCCGTTATCGTCATACTTCGGGCTAACGATATGTTTTGTTGCTTCACCGGTGCTTTCATTCACCGTTACTGCTTCCAGGAATTGAATTTGATAACTCATTTTTCATATAATTTTCGTTAATAATATCGTTAATTAATTCTTTGATTTTTTCTATTTTTTCATATGCCCCTTTTTCTTTGAGCATAACTTCCATCACAACTATTATGTTCCCGTATTTCAACTCAAATTCATTCACGATCGAGTTAAAATTTGTCCTGAATATAATATCGCGCCTCTCGATAATATTCATTTTCGCGTACTCGATAAACTTGTCATCATCAAGACCGGAATATGGCAGCAGGTTGTACAGCAATATTTCCCGCTTCTTTCGTAGAGGATCATTGTCGTATTTAAGCTCGATGATCTGCATCATTATGTCGTTACGCTGTAATTGATTTGTCGAAGCGTTGTACATTGCTTGCAGTTCGTCAACAGTCCTGAGATAAAATTTTGATCCAAGGAATATGTTGCACCCCTTGAACCTATCGCCATACCGTAAATCTAAAATTGCCGTGGTTGCTTTCGTTATTATGTTTGACAGCGTGTTAGAAAGGTTTTTTAACACGGTTTCTTTTTCCTGATATTTACTTTCCTGCTGCAATTCGTTGATTGCCTCCCTGGTAATTATCGTGTCCTCACCGGCTATTGATTTCGATATTGATTCTTCTAACTGTAGTATCCTTTTGTATTGTTCTTGCACGCCTTTGATTTCTGGCATAATGTACCTGAACAAATCAGTTGACGGGTTAATCTTCCCATCCCTAACGGCCTGATTGTTCATGTCGATTGTGATGAGGTTTCCCGCCCCGCCTGATAGATGCTGATTGGGGCCACAATTTGGGCAAAGTTTTTGGATGTTGTTATCAATAATAGGCTCCTTATTTTGATTCACGAGCTTGCCGCCAAAACATTTTTGGTTTGCTGTTTCGTAACCGCATGATGATCTTGGTGCTTGCTTGTCCGGGTTAAGGTACAACAAATCCGCCTTGAAGGCCTCGACTGATTTGAAATTGTACTGAAATATCTTTTCGAGCGCTTCAACAACGTTATTCTTTCGCTGTACTTTAGTTTTGCTGTTCAAAAACTGGTCACTGATGAAAAATGCAGGGCAATAATCAAGATCATGATCGGATTCGTATATGATTTCATCAGATTCATTGATGATTTTGTAGGACGTGTTGTCGTATGCCCTCGTTACTTTTTCACCATCTATATAATCAACAAATTGTATAGACCTTATGTCGTTGCCGTCCCAGGTTATTGATTCAACCGCGGATATATCAACAAAATACATGTATGGCTCAGGATACGTTGTTTCTTGTGTATCTGGTAGGTCAACAATAAGTATGTTGTTGTAACCTGTTTTGTACATCTGCCAAAGATCAACTTTCCAAAATTCTTTGAACCTTGCAAGGTAATCAATCGCGTCTGCCTTGTAATTATCTGACGTAAAATCAAACCTTTTGACCGCGTCCTGGCCGTTGAAAACCTTGTACAGTTGATCCCACAAGCTGTTAATGAGCGAGCATGAAGGCATAATGTCCCCCGCGAACGCTTCGCGGAATCTGTTTGTTTTGTATGTATCGTTGTTGTATATTTTTTTGACACGCCTGTAGAAAACATCGCTATAAGGGGTGTCGGGTAGGTAATCAGTGTAGAATGCTACCTCTGACTGTATTTTAGCTGCATCTTGTATATTTTTGTCTGAGCTCATAACAACAAAATTATACAAATATAATATTTTTTTAATTAAAGCAAAAAAAGGGGTTTTTTTCAAAACTGCACCGCTTCATCGAAATTATCATGCCCCATTAGTTCCGTGATACCGTAAACTACACTATCAATACGATTTGGTGATTTGCCTTGCCCTGGTATCCAGGTTAGCATCTCGTTTTCGAGTTTATTAAGGCCTTTCACGTGATACACCCTTGCCTGCTCGTATAGACCGAGAACTGGCTCGGCCCTTAAATATTTGCTCTTGTAAGCATGTATTTTTTTCACGCGCGTAAAATCAGATACATTTTTGATGACCGATTCAACCATGTCCCCGCCTTGGTTGACCTCTGCAACGATAGTATCCGCTCCTCTTTGATTGTATGCCCTCACGGCTATGTTTGCCCATTTGTTTGGGCTGTATTTGCCAGACAGATCATCGAGTACGTATATGTTATCATCAACACCAAGCCCGCATAGTACAATACCGGTTTCATCGGATGTATTTTTTGCTGTTATTGCCGGATCTACAGGTACAACGATTCTTTTCATCGCCGGTAGTATATCTGCATACCTGATGAGGCCTGGCTCCCATAATGTGCCTTCAACGCCTTCCACAAATTCACCATATATTTCTTGTAGCTCCATTTGCTTTGACATCCTTGCAATCTCGTTTCTAAGGATATTAATGTCGTTACCTTTCAGCTTTGGGTTGTCGTAGCTCGTGTATGAAAAATGGCAGAACCCTTCTTGGTTGTTTGTTGCTGCTTTGTATAGGGTGTAAAATTGGTGTTCGGTGCCATTTTTCTTTTTCTTGCCTTTTGGTACGCCTCCGGCTATAAGCACGCTTTCAGAGTAGTCAATAAGCATTGGCAACACGGCATTAGTGTACAGATAATCATTTTTCAAGATTATTCCAGCTTCATTCAAGAAAATTTTTTTGTAGCCAAATCCTTCCCAGTTCTCGGGCCTGTCCGCGCTTCTGAAATCAACAAAGCCATTACTGTCGTCGAACGTGAGCTTTTTTTGCTGGAGAGAGTATTTGTGACCTATTTTGTTAGATTTTAATTCTGGTAGTATGTATCTTTCGAAATATCTGTCTATGTTACTGCTTATTGTATCTCCCCAAAGTACCGGCTCACCTTGTATTGCCCATTCAATTATCGCGTTGGCCATGCCTTTTGTTAGTCCAAATCGCCGTCCTTTTGTTATAATTACAAACTTATGTTTACCGGATTCTATCGCGTCAATTATCTCTAACTGCGGATCAGTATAGGATAGTTCTAATGTCATTATTTGATGACTTTTCTAACAATATCAAGTTTTCCGCTGTGCTTATTGTCTACCTCTTGTTTGTCCTTCCAGAGACGTGCCTTCCTGTTTTTCAACCAGATAAAACAAGCTGCCGTGTCAGGAGGGTAATGTTTTATTGTCTGTACCCGTACCGGTTGCCCATCGTGGACAAATACCTTCTCCTCTTCATGTTCATAACCGCACGCCCTTTGATATAGCCTGCTTGCAACGTTCGCGTCCGCTATTTGTTTCCCCTTTTTTAGGGACTGTAAAAATTCTTCGTGACTTTTCTTCCAGTTATTTAATGTTTTTTCTTCAACATCGAATATGCCAGCTATCTCCTTGTCTGTTAACCCCAACAGTGCAAGCTTATACGCTGTTTCGTTATGATAATCTGGATTGTATTTCGTTGGTGCTCCGGCCATATGTTATCAATAATGAGTTTCAAATATACCACATTTGTCAATTATATGCAAATACTACGCGCCATCAGCTTACGCACGCATCTCTTTAAACCTTTGCCAATACTTTGCCCGTTTTCCCTTACTGAATGGACTTTTTCTGTCCCATTCACATACAGGGCAGTCATATAGTTTAGGTGCATCGCTATTGCAATTAGGGCAAAACCCCCACACCCAAATTCTAACCCATGCCAATAAATTCCTCATGTTTCTTGTGATATAATTCTGCTTGTTCATCGCTTATCTTTTTTTCGTGTGCCATCCACACATCCATTTGATTTACAGGTTTTAGTGTTACCCATGACTTTTGCCCTTCATGCCACCGCATAAACCAAGGTCGTCCACCGTACATCCTGCACCAGAATGGTCTATTATTCTCGTCAATGAATACAAATCCTTTTTCGTCTAATTGCTCTAATGTCATCGCTCGAAAAATTTAATTATTACTGTATTGCTTCGTATTAGATGTCAAATAAAGTCGGTTCATTATTATAGTTCCAAGTTAAACATTCTGTTTTATATTTAGTTTCTTCTCTTTTGCCAGTTACTTGTAATACTTGTTTCAATTACCTTGCTAATAGCATTGTTTGAACTGTTCGAGCTTATCCCAACATTCTTGACAATATTTAAGCGGTTTAGCTTCTTCGCAATAATCGCAAGGTTTTGGTTTATAATAAGCTTCCAGTTCTTCAAATAAATCTTTGTAATCATCCTTCATGTATAAGCATCCGTGCTTTCTTAATATTTCTATTGCTCCTTGTTTCATTGTATTTTATTTTTTGTGTTTCAATTCCGTAAAAAATAACGATTGCATACCGCCAGCCGTTATAGGCAAGTGCTACATTCGTTCACTTAATCAGCTTTATCGGGTTCATTCGTAAAAGAAAAAAGCCCGCCCGCTTCAACTTTTTCAAAGCAATTAGAATAGTAAACCTTGTGTTTGTGGTTTAAAGCTTGCATCATATCGGTTATTATTTCCTTTTGGGTATGGCAATACATCATATTTTAAATGTTTCTTCATTCTTTTTCGGTCTGTTTTATTGCCTAAAAATTGGAAGTATCTGTACTTTCCGCTTTCTTCTTTACTTACTTCAATCCAATCAGGCAAAACAGACAATTCACGGCTTCCAAACATTTCCACTATTGTTCTTGGATGTACAATTTTATTTTTACGTTTATCTATGTACATCTTTTCACTTGCTGTTATACCTGTATAAATCCAGTTTGTTGCTTGGTAAATATAGCCGTGATGTCCGTTATTTCCATCGGCATACGAAACAATGCAACAAGGTTTAGGAATTAAATTCAAACATTCTGCAACAAAATATGAAAGTGCATTTTTTTTAAGCCCTTCGTTTATTACAAGTCTATTTAATTCGTATGTTTTCACTTCTATTTCATCACCAAAACAACCATAACCATTATTTAGCATCCTTGCAGGCATTCCAAACGTACAAACACCTTGCAAAACTTTATCTTTGTACAAACCAAAAGCCAATTCGATAGGAGGAACACGTTTTGCATAGTGCTTGTAAAGCAACCATTGTTTTGTTTCTTCTTTTTTAATGCTTTGTACTTTGTATATTTCTTTAATTCCCATCCCTAAAAATTTTTAAAATGTGAACGTCTGTACTTTTAATTTACTGTAGTGCTTATTTTCGCAACTATTCATATTACTAACCGTTATAAGCGCATTGAAACGCGCCATAAATTTTCATTAGGCGTAATTAGGTCAGTGGTATAACATTCACTCCAAAATCACTTGCATAAAATGTCTTTGCTCGTTTTGCCCCTATCTCAAATTTCCATGCCCTACCGCTTGGATTAAAGTGTAATCTTCTTAGTTTCCCTATTCTCCAAACCCTGTGTTTTTCTTTCAATTCTTCAGGCATGTAAAGTTCTGCCATACGCCGATGTTCGATTCCTTCAAGGTCAATAAACATTTCAGGTTTTGTATTTTGGAGTTCCTTGTATGCTGCTTTAAAATCGTAAGAAGCATATTTAAACTTACATCCAGAAATAACTACGCCTAACAATGCGTCATACGGCATTGCCGTGTAGTCAGTTGGTTGTTTAGTATCTTTTTTCATATTAGTAATATTTTGAAAGTTCGTAACTCTAATTAAGACGGCAACGACCGCATACGCTCTACGTTAGGCTTCATTTGCCTCCCCGCCAAAGTCACAGTCAAACATAAATATCCAGTAAGGGTATCCGTTACTAACATTGCATCCAGTCATAATACCAACCAGTTGAAGTTCGGGTTTATCATAGTAATCCCGTAAAAAAGCTTCTATCTTTTCTTCACTCCTGTTATCCCAATATTGCCCCTCATTACCAAAGTGCTTTTTGCAAAGTTTGTTGTGTTTGTCGTAATCCCATTGCAGTAATCTATCTGAATAAACTGCATGCTGGTATTCATCCGCTTTTTTACTCACTACGTAGGCATCATAACTGTATCTGTATTTATCAGGTGTTCTTTCAACTGGTTTACCGTTCCAATCATTATACATACTTTGTCTTATTGTATATCCACATTCATTTAAGTACTGTTCCATAATTTTGCTTTTAAATCCCACCGCACAAAACGAAAGCCTAACAAGCAATCATAATGCATAGCGGTGTTGTGGTTAATATTTAATCTATCTATTTTATTTTACTTAGTCTGTTATTTAAGCGTATTGCATTTAATCGCTACGCCATTATATTGCAGCAACGTTAGGCTTCATTTGCCTGCCCGCTCAAATAAATCACAAGTTAAGCCATCACCAAAGCATTCATCTTTGTCTGCATTTGCATCGTTTCCGCACCTTCCGAAATCAGGTGATTCAAGTTCATCCT